TCCGTTGTTGCCTTACTTCTTGCGGCTTCAAGTAACTTCATGTCGTTGTTGTACTGCATTTCCATCTTGATTTTGCGGTCAAGATATGATGCGTAATCGTTCAACAACGCGTTTGTCTGTTCTTGTTGCTTGGCAATGACATCGCGTTCGGCTTCATCCAGGCTTTCGCGCTTTTGCTCTGACAACCCGGATTCATCACTTTCAAGTTCCTTGCGTTTCTGCTCGATGATTCCCAACATTTCAATGACCGTTTGGGCGTTTGTCAAAGAAGATGAAAGTTCTTCGTTGAACGATTCAAGGACGGTTCGTTTGGTTTCCTCTGCAATGGCATTGTTCAACGCGCGCAATTGGGCGTTCTGTTGCTTTGTACGCTCATTGTCACCGATTGCAAGAAGTTGGTCACGCTGATTCTTCAAATAATCAATATACGTTTTGCCCTCTGCAATAAGTCCCTGGAACTCTGTCTTTGCGGCTTTCACCAGGATTTCATCACCGGAATTGACCCAATTCAAGAAACGTTGGTATTCCGCTTTCCTGGCTTTCAGTTTCTCAACGAACGGGTCTTTGTCAGAACCCGAACCGGATGACTTGCGTGAAGAACCAACGGACTTCGATGATGAACTTGTGTCAATCTGTCTGCGCAAGTCCGCGATTTCCTTGACGGTATTTTTATATTCCTTGGTGTTCGGCTTCAAGTTCTTCAAGGCTTCGTTCTTCTTGGCAATCGCTTGTTCAATTGCACCAACCGTTCCGGCGGCATATTCTTTCATGCCACCGATTCCGGCTTGCTTCAACTTCTTTGCGCCCTCTTTCTCAAAGTTATACGCGGATTCGTAACCCTTTTTGATTTCGGCGTTCAATGCGTCAAGTTCCGCTTTCTTCTCTTTCTTGGAAGAATTTTCGACCTGGTATGTGAACGTGCTGAATCCGGACGGGTCTGAAACATACCTTGTCACTTTGTCCGGCATCGTTTCAATCTCGTTTTGAAGTTCCAACGACTTTTTCACCTTTTCTTGCATCTGCGTAATCATCGCAAGGGCTTTCGCCTTGGCGATTTGCGCCGCAATGAACGCGTCTTTGTTGGCAATAAGAAGATTTTCCGCGTCACGGGTATTCCGGACGGCAACACCCAATTCGTCAAACTTTTGGCGGTTTTCGTCAATGAACTTTTCCTTGGCGGCAAGGTTATCACCCAATTTGTCCCACTCGTTCGACAACTGCATGATTGTTCCAATTGGTTTGTATGCGTTTTCGGCAACGGATTCGCCAAATTCCTTTGCCGCTTTCTTGGCTTCGTTCGCCTTGCTTACAAAATGCGATACAATGGCAATCAAAGCGGATATTCCGGCAATAACCCATCCGAACACGGGAATTGTCTTGATGGCAATACCAACCGCCCGGAACGCGCCCGCAAGTGATAGGTTGGCAAATGTTCCCGCCTTTGCTGCAACCGTTTCCGTTGCTATTGCCCCGGCATTTGCCGTGTGCGCGGTTGATGCCGTACCGGATGCCCCGGCGTTGGCAACCTTTGAAGCGGTGTTCGCCGTTGTCGCCGTTGTGTTCGCGGCGGTCGCCGTTGTTTCGGCGGTTTCGGCGGCGGCGGCTTTGGCAACTGCATTCGCCCACCATTCTTTTGCGCTTCGTAATGTTACCAGGGTGAACGCCGAATCCTTGTTCAAGGCTTCCGACACTTGTTGCAAACCGATGGTGATTGCCATGACTGATTGCACCTTGGTCATCACCTTTTGCAAATCTTCATTTTCCCCGGCGAACAAGGACATTGCACCCGTTGCAGCCGATAGACCGCCCGCAACGCCGGAAAGACCGGAAATGATACCTTGGTATTGCGCTTCGTCATTGGCAAGGATGCGTCCTTGCTGCATGACATCGGATTGGATGTCTTGCAAACGTCCAAGTTCGTCTTTCAATGCCTGGTAATGCGCACTTTGTTCATCAATTCCCTGGTCAACAAGTGACATCATTTCTTCTTTCAGTTCCTTGATGCGGGTGCGCATAGAATCCGCCGCCTTTGCGTTGTCATCAATCTTTTGGCGGTGTTCTTCTTGCTTTGTCGCTGCATCTTCCAGGATGTTCGAATATTCACGAAGTTCATCCAAACACGCCTTGCGAACGGTGATTTCTCCCTGGATTGCCGCTTGTTGTTCCTTGATGCGGCGAACTTCATCTTCACGTCCTTGCATGAACGCGGCGGATGCTTCGCTTCCAAGTCGCTTGTATTCGGCTTCAAGCGATTCAATCTTTTCTTCATGCTCTGCACATGCAACGCCGATTTGCTTCAATGCGGAACGGATGGATTCGGCGGTCGCGTTGAACGCGCGTTCCATCTTTTCGCCGCCAAGCACGGTTGCATCTGTCAAACCCATAACACGGCGCAAGGTTTCTTCCGTTGCCGCGTCAAGTTGTGAATTATCTAATAATGCGCTAAATGATAACGCGCCATTGTCAACGTCTGCCATTACATCATGCTATTTACATAATTCAAAATACTTTCACTATTCTCATTGGTCAATTGTACGTTCTGAACGTCCGCGTCCTTGTCTGCATCGAATCCCGGCGCGTCAACCATCATCTTTTGCACCGTTGACCAGGCAATGCCATTCAATAAGTAGTCATAAGTCCAACCGAAATGTTCACATATTGCACCCCGGCGACCGTATGGACTTTTTAGACCCCGTTTTCCTCTATCCGAATCGGCATTGTCGTTCGGTCGGCTGACATCAATCGAATAGAGTTCAAAAAATCCCCAAGATTGCACATCGTCTGAATCAAGATATAAATCTGATACAAACGGGATGGTTTTATTCTGCGGGTAAACAACGATGTCAATTCGTTCAAACGTTTCACATCTTCACGCATTCTGACAACGCCGTTCTTGTCTGTAACCGGAATCTCGTATTCGCTACCAATGACGGCGATTGCAATGACTTTCGCGCAACGTTTCGCATGGTGATTCACCATCGTTCGCGCTTCTTTCATGCCGTCCTTGCCTTTCAACGATTCTTCGTCAATTGCAAATTCAACCCATTCGCGGGAAAGGCGGTCAAGCGTTCCAAGGGTCGGTTCTTCAATCTTGAATGTCTTTGTCACCTTGACAAGTTCGCGTTTCTTGAACAAACCGAAAAATGAACGCTTCGTCACCATCGCTTCAACATCTTCGACTTCGAACGTCACGCCGTTGTTGACAATGCGATTCAGTTCTTCACGTTCAAGTTCAAGTTGCTTTTTATCGTTTTTTTCTTCCATATCCTTGCGTTATTTTAGGAAGAAAGCCCCGAAAACACGGGGTCTTGGGGCTTTCTCTGTTTTTGAATGTAAGACTTTCGCCGTCTTATGGGTTCGACTGATTGTTTGAACTTTCAGCCTTTGGAACGGCGTGAATTGCCTTTTTCGCGCTATCAGAAACGGCGCAAGGTGTGACGGTGAAGTCCACCAGGACAATTCCGGATGTTGACAAGTCGCCGTTGATGACGGCTTCGATGTCGCCGTTTGGAATCTCAAAGTCAAGACCTTGTTCGGTTTCAACCAAGATTGCCTTGTTTGCGACAACTTCGTCACCATCGAACAACCATGCGCCCGTTGTTGCGTCAACAGAACCGCCGATGTATGCGGCAAGCATTGTTGGGTCGGGGTTCATGATTGAGAATGTGACCTTTGGAATCTTCTTGGACTTCTTGCGAACTTCCGGGGCGGAATGACCCTCTTCGAAGTGTTCCGTTACGTCTGACGCGTCTTGTCCAATCTTGGCGGTGTCCTTGTAGGTCTTGCCAATCTTAGCCATTGACTGCGGCATTGCGCCCGTTGCTTCACCGGTGGTTGCGTCTGTTACAACCTCGCCAACCTTGATTTGGCAAAGTCCAAGGGTGATAACTGTTTTCTGTGACTTTGGCATAATTTTGATTTTTTAATTGTTATTACTCACTTTGAATGTTCCACGAAATCCGAATGTTCACGAAGTGTTGCTTCACGTTCATTTCGGACAATGTTGATTGTGAATCTACCTTGAACAATAAACCGGGAATCTTCGTTTCCCTCAACACTTGCATGACCTTGGTCGTGATTGCTTTCAAACGCGTTGTATTGGCTTTCATCATCGACTTTCCTTTCACAATCTTGGGGACATCTGCAACGTAAATGTTCACGTTGCTTGTCGCAATCTGTGGCAAGAAGTCTTGTGTTGAAGATATGGTGTTGATGCAAATATCTTCATCCTGGGAATCTTCCGGGCGGTCATCGCCCTTGTATATTCCGCCGGAAATCGCATTCTTGACCGTTGGAACGTTCAACATGCGAAAAACGATTGTGTCAATATCAAAAGAAGTTTTCATTCTGCTGCGCGTTTAATGTTTTCGACAAGTTTTGCAAGCATCTTTGGCAATTCCCTTTTTGCTAATTGCTCGGCGGATGTTATTACATCACGTCCCTTTGATTCTACATGAACGGCGTAATTCATTCCGGCGGTCACGACCAGGCAAACGCCCGTTGTTTCGCTTCCTACCTTTCTTGCAAGGGATTGTCCGGCTTTGACCCCGGTCGCCCCACTCAACGTTTGTTCATATACCGAATGAACGGCAACACCATCAACAAACACGGCATAACCGATTGAGGAACGCAAGTTGCCCGTTTGGTCATGGAAACCGATTTCGGGCGGAACTTCGCGGGCGTGTGTGACACACATTTCGCCAAGCATCATCAAGCGTTCAATCTGTTTTTGTTTGACCGCTTCCAGGAACGCATCAATGCGCGCCTTGACATCTTCGCGGGTGAAGTTCGGTTTTATAGCCATAATCGCGAATGCAATTGTGATGGGTCGAATCGCAAGCAAACCCCGGTGATTCTGACATCTGCACCCTCTGCATCGTTGGCAACAACCACTTTTGCACCAAGTTCAACTTTCGGACAAGTCTTTGGCAACTGAATCAAGGATGTAATCTTGTGCATGTTGCCGCCGACCTGGATTTCAGTTCCGCGCCCGTCCGTTTCCTCTCGACACATAGAAAGAAAGGTCATTCCGGGTGTTGATTCCTGGAAATCACCATCTTCGTTCTGTGTTGATTCCTCGGATGGTTGAACCAAGAACAGAAAATGCGGGTATTGATTTACGAATGCCATTATCACCAAATGTTTGATTTATTGCGGATTTTAGGACGGGAAAACAACACGTTTGGTTTGCCAAGTTCATTGCAAAGGGCGTTATAAAACAATTTGACGGCATCCATGTTCCAGGAAACGGAATATCCGCCCTCTGTCACATTTTGCGTCATCCCTTTCAAGACTACCGACATACGGTTGTACACGGCATTGTCGCAACTTCCGGCATCGGCATCGTCATCGGCTTTGATTCCGGCTTTCAACATGATTATTTCGATGTCATCCGCCGAAACGTTCAATCCGTTCAAGGTCTTTTCCAAGTATTGTTTATTCGTCATATCGCATTAGCAAAATGGCGGACGGCAAAGACACAAGGCTTTCAACTCCATGCCGCCGCCCGCCCGGTTTTTAGTTCTTGTTCCAGGATGTTGCGTTGGTCTGCATAAGAACAGAACGTCCCGCAAGATTCCAAGCGGGGAATGCGTTTGCGATTCCCTGGGTGACTTCCTGGACGGGTTCTTCGTTGCTGAACTTCTTGACCAGGGTGTGACCGTGCATGACCTTTTCGGCAACTGAACCGGGAAGTTTCTTGGCATCAATAGGCTTTTTCCACCATGTGTTGCCAAGGACTTTCGATTCGCTGAACAGAATGACATCATCCTCAAACGGATTGCCCGTGTTGCGTGAACCATCGGCAAGTTCGATGGTGATGTCCTGGTCGATGACGATAATCTGCAAGCCCTTGAACGTTTCTTTCTTCTTGGCAAGATAGTTGTTGACGGCTTCAAGGCTTGGCACGTCCTGGGTGTTTGCGATATTCTCGACAACCGTTGCACAACGCTTAACAACTTCCTCTTGTGCTGCAAACTTGTCAAAGGTTTCGACATTCATGAACGCGAACTTGTACTTCGCGCCATAAAGCGATTTGCCAAGTTTAAGTGCCTTGGGGAAATCAACGGTCAAAGGCTTTCCGGATGTTCCGGAATATGCGGTCTGAACGCCAATCTTGTTTTCGGCGGGAACAAGGTAATCGACATTATATTCACTCACGATTGCCGCGTTGTTGGACGTTGTGAAAGTGACCTTGCCAAGTGAAATTTCTTTCAAGGCAATCCACTCCAAACGGGCGGCAACGCCATCCCAACAGAACTTGGTGTCCTCTGCCCAAAACTCAACCAGGGCGCGCAAGTCGGGGTTGTTGGATGACATAGCGACCATGATGTCGTATTCTGTCAACTCGTCCTCGTTCTTCTCGCGGGCAATGGTAATCTTGGGGATGTCACCCTGGATTCGTGAAATGGCTTCACGGGTCTTGCGTGGAATTGTAGAACCGCGTGACACAAGGTCGGCGGCAATCTTCAAACCCGCCTGGGCTTCAAGCATCTTCCAATCAAGACGGGTTGTTTCTTTCAAAGGGAACAACGTTGGATAATAGTAGTCCTTCAAATCATAGGTATGAATGACGGCTGCCATATCCTTTTCGTTCAACCCTATCATCAATGATTTCTGCATATCTTCTTGATGGTTT